CTTGCTTGTCGTGAACCGCTTCACTTGCCGCTTCTTTGCCGACCCATGTTCGCTCGACATGGCGAGCAGCTTCGCATGAAATGCTTGCGCAAGACCCACTCCCTTGATTCCCGTCTTCCGAAACTTCGGGGTGCCCATCATGGGCCCCCGCAGAGTTTTGGCAGCTCGATCGCTCCGTGCAGGCCTGTTGAGGCTCTTGATCCGTAGTGTGGGAACTCCAGCGTGGAAAATGTGCTCAGGCACCCACGTGCCGTTGCGCTTCTTCTCAGCAGCACTCATCGCTCCAACTCGTCCATAAGCAGCTCCAGCACTCGTGCCATAGCCTCCTGTCGTCGGACGCCCTTTGCCTTCGGGATCTCCTCGTCTACGAGGTGGCGCACTTCCTGCGCGTCTTTGTGCTCCTCCTTGTTTGAGGGCGGATGCTCGCCTAGCAAGCTCTGCGAGACGGACTTGAACAGGTCGCCCGTTCCAGGCAGTGCCGCCGCGATTGGGTCCGCCACCAGTGAAATTGCTTTTTCTGCCAGTGGAAGCACCATTTCGGTTACCGAACTTAGCGCGCCCCCCATCCATGGGAACACGCTGCTTAATGGGAGTCAGCAGCGTTAGTGAATCCTCAGTGTGTCCGATTGCCATTCCTCGTTCCTCACCGTGGTTGGGACCAACAGCCCCGTGTACAATTTCAGAAGTGCCGCATCTGACAGAATGTCTTTTGCCAGTTCCCATTCGGGCCTCCCCTTCAATTGTGGTAATCTGCGCTCGCAAACACGCACGTACTCATCTCTCACGCCAACGATGTCCGATCTCAGTGTTGAGTCGGCCCAAGTTACGTTCCTTAGAGCACTGATGCGCTGTGCGTGTCGAATGCATTCCTCCGCCTTGTCCTCCAGACGTTGCCCGCCTTGGACTAAGGCATCAAGCTGTCTCTCCCAGTCAAGCTTGAACGTGATCCACCGAAAAGGTGAGTCCATCACGAAGTACTTCATCGCACAGAACGTGGAGTCCATGACATGGTTTCCCTCCAAGGGATTTCCTTCCAGCATGACCCACAGCCCATCGCACAAATTGTCGCAAAGTGACTCGCCGACACCCTTGCCGTTGAGTTCCCACCAAATCCTCGCATCCTCACAGAGTGACAGCCGAATATCATCTCCCATGATCATTCCCCTGTGCCAGCTCCAGAATTGCGCCGCGGTTGGCTCCTCACCCCGTCTCAGCTTCTCGTAACCGTACGCGAATGTGATAAAGTAAAGTGCCATAACAGAATTGTCAGCGGCCGTGAACAAGTGTCCCGACGGCTCGCCTCCGCGTCCCTCACCACCTTTCCAAAAGGCGTGCATCCTTCCAAACAGGTCAGGAATCAAAAATGGGCACTCCGCTAGACCCAGGTAGAGCGTGTTCATTCGAATCCGATTGTGCTCTGTACGCTGGTCTTTGCGTAGTGCTTCAAAGTGCAGCTCCGCTAGCCACAGC